GTACCACGTGCTAAAAAAGACTTTTGAAAATCTGTCATATCAACCATTAGTGATTTGCCTCCGGAAACTCAAATAAATCAGCTTGCTTATGTTGGAGTGTTTCAACAATCTTTTCAATAAGCTCTCTTTGCTGATTCTTAGCTTCTTCAATTGTAATCTTTTTCTTATCGTCACCTTCAACATCAGGTATCACAAAAGCTGTTTGAATAATTGCTTGGCAATCTATACGTTCTAGAATTCTAGCAGTTTCAAAAGCTTCATACCAAATACTAAATGGGTCATCTAAAAGATCCTTGTTTTTTGTCATGGCTAAGAGATGGGTCCAGTCATCAAAGCTCTGCTTAATTAATGTTTCATTTGCTGCCATATTAGCCTTTCAAAAAGTTTAATTATACATCAAGTAACCAGCGTGAGAATGCATAACGCGGGTCGATTGTTTTAGTACTTAATAAATGCGCTTCATCTTTAACTATTCTAGGTACATCAAGTACTGGTTCATGTTTGAATTCACGAATAATATCTTTAAACATTTCAAATCGTGATTCATAGACATGGAATGAACCTACTGAAATAGTTAATACACCTACTTGTACATCTAATAAAGCTGCAATAATTTCCTGTAATACACTAAAGGTAGGTATATCATTGGCCATACCCCATAAAATGTCTTGAGACCTCATGATTGCACGGCAATTAAGGCGATTATCACGGATTCTGAATTCCATAGCTATAGTACAAGGTACATCTTTGGCTTCAATATCCATATGGTCTTTATCTGTACCATACATAGGAATCACAGCACGACGACTCATAGGATCATCTATTAGAATCTTAGTAATATTCTTAACACCATAATCACCAAACCAGTATGCGCCATAATTGCTATTAAGTTTACCATTGGCTACAATCTTACCCCATTGTGCTGCATGCTCAGCAATAGATAAATCTGTAGGGTCTGCTTTAATATACCAAGCTATCTCACGTTTAAGATATTTAAGATTAAAATTACGACCTTGAAAGGTATTAAACCTAATAAAAGGTCCTAATGAATAAGTGAAGTTTTGTATCTCTAAACTTTTTAATCCACGTGGTGCAATCCATTCGCCCTTTTCTTTAAGCAAATGGTATAGGTGGTACATTTCATGCTCATAACGTATTACCGTTGTTTCCATAGTCAGACTCCATAATTGTATAAGGTTGGTTAGGATAATTTTGCATATGGTATAATGGTGGTGGTAACTTAACTGCTTGTACGTTATTGTTAAGTGCCCATGTATACGCATTATTACCTAATGCAAAGATTTTACTTGGCTGCAATTCTTTAATAAACTTAGCATCTGTAGGAGTGCCTTGATATGTTTGCGTGTTAATCCAATAAAGTTTACTTTCAGGAATATGTTCTTTTTCTAATGTTTCAGCTAGCATACGGCTTGGGCCATCATTATCTAAAAAGTTAATAAATGGCACTACAGCAGCTGATGCTCTTACATTAGTACGTGGACCTTTATCGCATAGCATTAAGATATTGCCAGAAATAAATGCACCACCACCTGCTGCTTTATTATCAATAGTCTTTTCTTGTAATTGATCATATAGGTCTTCTATTTTATCTCGAGTAAAGTCATAATGCACTACAGGTAATGATGTACCTTGACCTAGACTATCATACTCTTCATAGACTTGTTTTAATTGCTTAACAGTATCTAAATACTCATCATCTAATCTTGAGCTAAATGCTTTTAAACAAACTTCAAAATCTGGTTGACAATGTACTACAACGGCGCCTCTAGCTAATGCTGTACGTTCAAGCATACGACGTCTTGGTACATCAATTCTATTTTTACCATCTCTATAGACATTACCATAAATCGGTTCTGATAACCAACAACGATCTAATATAACATGATCATTATATGTAAGTGCATGCGACATAGATCTAAAATAAATACGACATAACTCTTCAGGTGAAATGTTATTATAAGGACCATGCTTTACTACATGAGTCATTTTTGATTTTTGTAAATGTTCTCTTAATGTTTCAGATAAAGTTGTCTTACCTGCGCCATCAGGTCCTTCAAGTATTACAATCATTTAGTTATCCAGTTCTCTAATTTCTTTATTGTTGTTGTTATAGTGTCACTTCTTAAAGCTAATTGTGATGCTTGAGATCTTGCAATTTCTTTTAATAAACTATCTTCCATAGTTTCAATTTCATTAAGTGTTAAATCATAGCATGGGTGAATCATTTCAAATTCTATTGGATTACCACCTAAAATACAACCTGCATGTGCTGCATGAATATAACGTACTCTCCACCAGCCACAACCTGCATGTTCATATGTAGGGCATAATACGCCTTTATAACTACCATATGCCCAAACGATTTGTGATTCAAGCATACGTTCTTGACCTAACAATTTACCACCAACTGCTCTAACAGGCCAAGTGAGTTGTTGAGCTTCAGTCCATAAGTGCGCATCTGTAGATAAACTTGCATTAAACCACGCAGTTTTACGATATTCCCAAACTTGTTTATATACAGGTGGACAATCATATAAGCTTGATGGGTCCCATGATTCTATTTTTTCTACATCTAAACCCATTAATTTAGTATCACCCCATGGAAAAAGTGGAGCTATCCATGTACGACGTTTTAAGTCATCAATGTCAGTTACACTTTCCCATGATGGTAATAACTTTTGGAACGACCAATCATCTAAACAAACATAGGCATCAGGGCGTTGTTGTAGAGTGTATACAGCGCTCTTAGGTGTGATTGCATTATGATCCAATGGATATAAATACACAAAGACTTTATCATACATCTTTAGATCTTCACCTTCATTGACAGCACGGTGATCTACTTTATAACCGAGTTCTTTAAAACCTTTAACCATAAGTTCAGGTATAGATACAAATTTAGTTGATGATGCTCTATCAGGGTGATTTGTATGTGTCTCGGTAACGCCTGTGATGAGTATGTTCATGTAGATTCCTTATGATGGATCAGTGACAGTAATGAAACCTGCAATGATGTCATAATTAATATCACCGGTACGACCACCTGCTTTTACATAATCAGCGATTGTCATACCCGTTTTGTACAACTCAAACCTTGTGTAAGTTAATGTGCCTTTACGTTTTGGATTTGATGTTGCAACAACTGTAATAACTGAGTTTTGATTATAACGAATGCGTGTTTTTGCATTGTTTTTAGTTACATCAATTACTACTGGTGGAATTGAAGGTGTAACGCTACCCTCAGTTGCTAGTGCGACGTCTGACATATTGTCTCCTTTGTATAATATAAAATGTCAAGATTAAAAATCATTTGTTTCTTTTCAACGATCAGTAGGAAGTATTGTATCACGGTTTATGTATTCTTGCACAGCTTTCAATAAATTTTGTTGCGTTGTATCTTTATTCTTAATTGCTAGCATAATGGCTTTATCAATGGTCTTATTTGCAATAATATGGTGTACAACAATATGATTCTTTTGACCTTGTCTCCATAATCTTCGAATGAATTGCTCATAGACTTCTAAAGACCAAGTTAAGCTATACCATATAACAGCATGACCAGAACCTTGTAAGTTAAGACCATGTCCAGCAGACATAGGGTGTGCTAATAAGACTGGAATTTCACCTGCATTCCATTGCTCTATAATCTTATCAAGCTTATCACCAATAACGCCTGACCCAATTACTGGCGCATCTGGGAATACTTTTTTAAGTCTTTCTAAGTCATGTTGGAAATGATAACCAACAATGCAAGGTTGACCAGATAACTCTTCAACAAGTTCTACAACAGCATCTGTTTTAGCATCATGAATATGAATAGTTTGTCTTTCATCACCATCTAAATAAGATCCACCATTAGCTATTTGTTGACCTTTCATAACAGCAACTGCAGCATTGACAGCTGTGATTTCACCTGCAGCTAATTCTATAGTTAGTTTCTTTTCAAAGTCATCGTAGATCTTACGTGCTTCTTCAGGCAATTCTATGATAATATTATTATATGTGAGTTCTGGTAAGTCCAGATGATCGAGGGCTGCCATACGCAAAACTTTCCCCTCAAGCTTTTCATGTATACGTTTCTCTCCATCAGGTTGGATTTTCCATTCAAAGCCACCATAACCTGAAGGGTAAAAATACTCAGATCTGAATCTAGATACGTATGGACCAAACGTAGCGCCTTGATCAATAATATATTGTGGACCAAATATATCCAATAGACTATTAGGCGCAGGTGATCCAGTGAGGCCCCAGCGTCTATGGAACTTATTCAATAATGGTTTTAATGTCTTAAATCTTTGTGTTTGAGTATTTTTCATGTATGATATTTCATCAATCACTAATACTTCAAATGGCCAAGGTTTACCATTCAATTTACTTGATAGCCAACTTAACCCTTCAAAATTGATAACATAGATGTCATGTTCTTTTTGTAGAACTTTATCTTTTTGAGCGCCATGTAATACACCTACAGAATAGTGTTCAAACTGCTCCCACTTTTGTGCTTCAGTTGGCCATACACCATAGACAGGCCGTAAAGGCGCAATCACTAACATCTTTTTAATAAGCCCTTTAGACTTTAAAATTCTATAAGCTGATAATACAATAGCTGTTTTACCTAAACCTGGATCAAGCCATAATGCACCTGAACCATGCTCAATTAAAAACTTAACAGCCTCTTTTTGATACTCATGTGGTTCCCAAAACACTATCAATTCCTTCCTTAGAGTCAATGACATAGACTGTATGCCCATGTTCTAACATTTCTTTATGCGTTTTATCTTGTAAAGGTGTTGTCTTACCACCCGGTCTTTTTAATTCTACCCATAGAATTTTACCTGCAGGCAATAATACTAATCTATCAGGCCAGCCTCTTGAAAATCTTACTGCTAACTTCAATGTCATAAGTTTTCTTTTCTTACATTGTGCAGTGAAATATCTTTCAAGATCTTTTTCAAGCATAGTAATTTGCAAGCTTTCTACGTTTAACTTCTCTTTGTAAATACCAAATAGCTTTTTCTAAATCTTCAATAGCATCATGCTTTAAATCTGCACGCCATATATACTTAACTGCATTACCACAACAAAAATTCATATGCTCTGTGATTTGAATACACTCAATCTTTGATGGGTGAGATGTATAATGCTTAGGGTGGTTAACATTCTGTAGCATTTCTTCAGTTGATTTAGGATACCAATCTACCATTGACAAGGTCCTCCATTTGATTTTCTAAAGTGACACCATCTGCAACCATATGTAGGATTAGGTGCATAAATGTCGTCATTCTCAATTTTAGTTACACGATCTACAATCCATTGTTTAAGTTCATCAGCTTTTTCTCTATAAACATAACCATAGTTAGTTTGCTTTTTAAGATCTATATAGCAAATTTCTGTACTTATTTTTTTAATCTCAGGAAAGATTGCAAACATAATACCTGCATATAAGTTAACTTGGTCTGCGTAATCTCGTTCTTTACCCGTTTTCCAATCTAAGATATGTATTGAATCATCAACTGTATATATACCATCAATGACACCACGTATCCATGCATTAGGGTCATCAAACTTACAAGCTTGCCAATCTTTAGTAATGGCAAACTCTTCTTCAGCTCTTGTATTAAGAGACTTTAACTTTTCAACATAGGTAATCCAATGCTCAAATTCTTGTGGTAATACTTCTTGATTCTTAAGAGCTTTTTCAAAAGCTAAATGAATTGCTTTTCCACGTTCAGCAGGTTCACCTGTAGGTTCTGTTAAAC